CTCCGGCGGCCCCGGCCGCGACTCCCCAGCCGGCGCCGTCCCAGACTGCGGACCCGTCCCAGATGGCTGCCCCCGTCCCGACGCCGCAGGCGCCGGCTCCCGCGCCCGGTCAGGCCGACCCGGCCATGATGGCCGTCGCGGATGAGCGCAAGCGCACCAACACCATCCTGAGCGCGGCGCGGATGGCTGGCGTGGGGCAGGACTTCGCCATGCAGCTGGTGCGCGACGGCGTGGCCGTCGACGCGGCGGTAATGCAGATCCAGACCAAGTGGGCGGAAGCCGACCAGACGCCCGAACCGCGTGCGCATGTCCGCATGGTGGCCGACAGCCGCGACAAGTTTGTCGAGGGCGCCGTGCAGGCGCTTTTGATGCGGGCCGGTCTGGAAAAGGCGAACATGGCCGGCAATGAGTTCGTGGGAATGAACCTGCGGGAGCTGGCCCGTCACAGTTTGGATGTCGCGGGTATGCAGGCGCGCGGCAAGCCGGTGCTGGAAATGGTTGGCATGGCGTTCGCCCCCCATATGGCCGGGGGGCATTCGACCAGCGACTTCGGCAATATCCTTGCCAACATCGCCAGCAAGGCCATGCTCAAGGGGTTCGAGGAGGCCGAGGAGACCTTCCAGGGCTGGACCTCCACCGGCACCCTGACCGACTTCAAGCCCACCAGCCGCGTTGATTTGAACCTGTTCCCGGCGCTGGCCGAGGTGGCCGAGGGCGCCGAGTACAAGCACGCGACCATCGGCGACCGGGGCGAGACGACGCAGTTGGCGACCTATGGCCGGATGTTCGCGATCACGCGTCAGGCCATCGTCAACGACGACATGGACGCCTTCACGCGCATCCCGCTGCGCATGGGCCGCGCGGCCATTCGGACGGTCGGCAATCTTGTCTATGCGGTGCTGACCGCCAATCAGGTAATGAGCGACGGCAAGGCGCTGTTCCATGCCGACCACGCCAACTTGGCGGGTGCCGGTGCCGCGCCGTCCACGGCGACGCTGGATGCCCTGCGGGTGGCGATGGCGACCCAGAAGGACCCGGACGGCCATGCCACTGGCGGGCTGAACATCCGCCCGGCCTACATCCTGGTGCCGGCGGCGCTGGAGGGTACCGCCAAGCAGGCCCTGGAGTCCGAGTACGACACCGCCAAGGGCGACAAGGGCGTGCCCAACAGCGTGCGCGGCATGGCCGAGGTGATCTCCGACGCCCGCCTCGACACCGCGTCGTCTACGGCTTGGTACGGCGCGGCCAACCCCGGCATCCATGACACGGTCGAGGTGTCGTACCTGGACGGGCAGAAGGCGCCGTATCTGGAACAGCGTGACGGGTGGAACATCGACGGCACCGAGTTCAAGGTGCGCATCGATGCGGGCGTGAAGGCTCTGGGCTACCGCGCGATGTACAAGAACCCCGGCGCCTGATTGATGCTTGGATGACCTGGTGAGCCACGGGGCGGCCCTTCTTGAATGAAGCGCCGCCCCGGCTCTTTTTGGACGGACGAAGAGGACGGGACTGATGAAGAACTTTGTGCAGAAGGGTGAGGCTGTGGCCTACACGAACGGCACTGGCGCGGCTATCGCCTCGGGCGACGCGGTGGTGATCGGGGGCCAGATCGGCGTGGCGGCCGTGGATATCGCCGATGGTGCCACCGGTACCGTGTCCATGGAAGGCGTCTACAGTCTGCCCAAGACGGCGGGCGCCGCTATCGCCCTGGGCGACGCGGCGATCTGGGACGTCTCGGCTGGGGCATTCGTGCCGTCGAGCGCCACCCCGGCGACGGGCGACGTGTCCAAGGCCGTCGTGGCCTGGGTCGCCGCAGCGTCGGCCGACACCACCGTCATGGTCAAGATCAACGTCGGCGTCGGTACTGTCGCTGCCTAATCCTGACCTGTGCCACTACGGGAGGGAGCCATGCCGTTTGCGGCCATGATCAACGACCTGTTCTTCAGCCCGGCCATGTCCACGCAGGCGGAGTGGTCGGGGGTTGGCCCTGTCCGTGTCATCCAGGGCAAGCCGCTTCTTTCGGCTGATGGACTGGATGGTCTGCGGCTGTCGCCATCCAGTCAGGTGATTGCGGCGCGCGTCGATGTTCGCGTGACCGATGTGGCCGAGCCGTTGCCAGGGCAGACGGTTACCGTCGGCGGCCGGGTCTACCCCGTCCTCAAAGGGGCGGAGATCGACGAGTTGGGGCTGACGTGGTCGGTCCCGCTGGGCAAGGGGGTTCCGGTATGAGTTCCTGTCGGGCTCAAATCGTGGCGGAGGTGGCCGCCTTGTTGGCCGCCATCGCCATCCCCGGCCTCACCGTTGAGGTCAACCCGGAGGTGCCGCCCGGTGATGACGAGGTGCCGCACCTCGCTGTGGTCGAGGGGCAGCTTTTGCCCGACGACTCTTTCCTGGGGGAGGATGGGTACGTCCTGACCCTGGAGGTCGATGGCACGGTTGGTGGGGACGACGGCGCTGCGGCCGATGCCGCGCGGGACGCCCTGCGTTCCGCCGTCATCCGCGCCGTGCGCGGCTGGATGACCACCACCGCCTTGCCCCTGCGCGCCGTCGAGGCAGAGGGGGAGCCGGGCGGTTCGCCGCTGGTACTGGACGCGGCCGGGCCTGTCCGTGTGTTCAGCCTGTCCTGGTCTGTGGTGTTCGCCACGGCCGAGGGCGATCCCGACACTTTTGTCTGAGGACTACCACCATGAAAAGCACCCGCCTGCCTGTGCGGGGCGGCAGCCGCATGCTTGAGGACGTGGAGCGGCTGGCGCTTGGCCGGGCCGCGCCCG